ACATCATTGGCGCGCTCGCCAAGGCGGCGTCTGGATCTCTACGCGCAATACTTGATACGGCAGCGCTATCCAATCTACCTGGAGGCTTTAAGAGCAAGAAGGCCAAGATAAGTGGCGAGCATCGCTTCACGCTGGGTGAGTTCCGTGACATCGACATGTCGCCTGAGGATCTGCAGCAGGCATTCCTGCCGCTGCCGGTCAACGAGCCAAGTCCAGCCCTGGCCACTACCTACGAGAATCTGATCCAGCGTGGCAAAGAATTCATGGGGGTCACCGAGGTCATCACGGGTGGCGCCGACAACCGCGGACCCGTCGGCACTACGCTGGCGCTGATCGAGCAGGCCGGCAAGCCACAGTCAGCCATCCACAAGCGCCTGCACAAGGCAATGCGCGAAGAGCTTTCGCTGATGGCGCAGCTGAACTTCGAGCTTATGGATCGGGACGAGTACCCGTACGAGCTTGGCGGCGAGAGCAAGGTAGTACTGAAGCAGGACTTCGACGGTCGCGTCGACGTCATCCCGGTATCGGATCCGAACATTTTCTCGAGCGTGCAGCGCATCGCCCAATCGCAAGGCGTGCTCGAGCTTGTCGAGTCGGCTCCGGACCTATACGGCGAGAAGGGGCGCAAGGAAGCGCACCGCCGCATGCTGGCAGCGCTCAAGGTGCCGGAGGTCGACAAGCTGCTGCCGGAGGACACAACGCCGAAGAACCTGGATCCGGTGAGTGAGAATCAGATGATGGCCACCGGCCTGCCGGTGCAGGTCATGACCACCCAGGACGATGATGCCCACATGGCGGTGCACCAGGAGTTCTCTGAGATGATGGCGACGGGCGAGCCGGATCTGTGGAAGCAGGTCGAGCCGGTGTTCATGTCGCACAAGATGGAGCACCTGGTCAGCCAGTACCGCAAGGAAGCCGAGCAGATGCTGGGCATGGATCTGCCGCCATTCGATCTGTACGACGAGGCCGAGACCGAGGACCTGCCACCCGAGATCGAGACCATGCTCAGCCAGGCCATCGCCGCCAAGCAGCGCCAGGCGAAGCAGGAGAAGGAAGCTGCCGAGGGCGGGCCACCGCTGTCGCCGGAAGAGGCCGAGGTCAAGGCGATCGAGGACGCCAAGGATGCCGAGACCATTCAGAAGCTCGAGCGCATGAAGGCCGAGCACAACGAGAAGCGGCGCCAGGCGGCCGAAGCGCACGCGCAGGAGATGGACCAGAAGCAGGCAGCATTCGAAGCAGAGGAGGCACGCAAAGACGACGAGAGCGAAGCCGACATCGAGCGCGAGCAGAAGCTCGCTGCGGCTAAACGTAAAGCGTTAGTGAAGGCGCCGGCCAGCAGGTCACGGAAAGCGGAGCGCGAGACCAACAGGCCGCCGCCGAAGAAGAAGACCGGTGGCGGCGCCGACGCCCGCTGAGATTAGAGCGGCCAGGGCATTCCTGCAGCGCAGAGGAGTGCGACCGCCGCTACAACCACGGCCATTCGCCGCGGCTGCGAAGGAATTGAACATGGGCTTCCGGGATCTGCTCGCCTACATCAGGCGACTGTATGCCGGCGGCCAGGGACAGCAGCAAGCGATCCACGAATTGCTGCAGCGAGAAGTATCGAAATAGCGGTAAGCGCTGAGCCGGCACAAGATCAGCGCGCAACGAGGAGGCATTCGGTTATGGGAACCACATATCTGAAGCATCCAAAGCCATCACCCGACATGGATGCGGGGCGCTCGGCCACGAAGGTTAGTGAGTCGATGAAGGGCGGCGGTCAGGACTCTACCCATGGAACCATGGGCAAGGGTCAGAAGACCGGTGACGGCATGGAGAACGAGAAGGGTTCTTCGAAGGGGTACTAGCATGCCTAAGAAAGCTGCAGGTAGACCTGACGAGGATTTCTCGAAGAGCACCGAGATCCAAGGAGGGGGCGAGTCCGGCGAGGAGAAGTCAAAGCTTCACAAGGCTTCACCGAGCCATGCTCGCAATACGATGGGGACCGGGCAATCGTCGAAGCAAGACGATGCGTGCGGCGCCATGGGGAAAAACCAAAAGACCGGGGACGGTGGCGCATCCGATTGGTAACCGCCACCGCCCTGGTCACGAGGGCTTATTGCATTGAACAAACGGCAACTTCTGAATCGCATCGATAGCAAAGTTTCAGATGCCCACGACGCTATGGACACCGGGTTAGAGGACGACAAATACAACCGCAAGGTTGGCGAAGTCTCCGCGCTCAAGGACCTACGTGATTTTATCGTGGAACTCTCGGACGACGATGCCGACGATGATGAACTGGAGGAACTACCGACATGAGTGAAACCGCTGAGCAAGTCGTTGACCTGGTCGTCGCACGAGACGTGAAAGTTAAGGCAGCTAATGCCGTATACGATGAAATCGCGGAATGGTGCGCAGATCAGAGACGCTGGCAAGTTCGGCTGTCTAATTTCCTGAGACCGTGGCGCAGGCCACGGGCGCCGCATGTACCGTTCAGACCGTTGTACTGGCGATGCCTGGTCATGATTCGCGAACCTGATGAAACCACCGCGTGGGGTTTTCAGTTGACACGAGAGACCAGGGACATCGAAGCGTACTTAACGTACACGGGGATGGTAGTTGCGATAGGGCGCCTGGCGTATAAGGCGAAGACTCGTGCAGGGCTTAAGCTCAGGCGCGAGGACAACCCGAAGCTGGGCGACAAGGTAGTGTTCTACAAGAATGCCGGCACTCGTTTTCGAACGATTGACGGCTTGCAGTTCGTACTCATCACCGACACCGAAATGTGGGGCGAGACAGATCAGCCGGAGAGACTCGATACGTTAGCGATCTAATCATCGTGACATCGTGCACGTGACTCTGTAAGTTTCATGCACAGGCCGCTGGAGGGCAGCATGCCTAAGAAACAATTCGACTACGAGTTCGAAGATATCCGCCGTGAATCCACGCCGGTATCTGCCGCCGGGTTTGGGGACATGGTCGAGGACCCTGAGAATCCGGACGAGGCTTTTGTGGAGGTCGACCTCGATGAGGAAGATCTTGGCAAAGCTGTGAGCGCCGCTACGTCAGACGCCGATGACGATACATCCGCGAACGATAAAGACGGTGGCTCGAAAGACCAACGACGCGAAGCGCTGGAAGCCAGGCGCAAATCAGATCAGTTAGAGCAGGACCTCGACGAGCGAAGCACCGAGGTTGCCGGCGAGCTAAGCACCCTGAGACAGGAGGTTGCGGAACTCAAGGCAGGCAAGGAGATCGACGCCATCGAGGATGAGTTCGCCGCGGAAGAAACGCGGCTGACTGAAGAGATGGAAGCGGCGATGGAGGAAGGCGATACCAAAGCCCAGTCCAAGCTGAACTCTGACCTGATCGCACTCAACAGCGAGAAGCAGGCCAAGCAGGCTGCCGCTGAGGCCTCCGTGTCAATCATCGAGGACCTGGACGGGGACAGGGCTGCAGACCAGCCAGCAAACAAACGCGCCGTGCAATTCATTCGGGACAACCAGACCTGGTGGTCTGATCCCGATCATGAAGATGCTGTCGTGTATGCCAGGAAGCTCGACAAGAAGCTCGTTGGGATGGGTTTCGACCCGAACAGCGATGCCTACTGGACCCGCTTCAACCATAACTTTGACAAGAAGTACGAAGGCCTGCGTGAGCCAGACCCAGACGATATCGATGTTGATCTCGATCTTGGTGACGGCAGAGGCCGCCGCAAGTCACCTGTTGCGCAACCCGGCGGTGCCGGCGGGCAGCGACGTGGAAGCAAACGCGGCGACAACGGTCAAGGCGGTGGGAAGAAGATCGTGCTCACTGCTGCGCACAAGGCCAACATGGTCAGGTTCCACCTGGATCCCCAGGACCCTGAGCACTGTGCCGAGTACGCCAAGCAGGTGGCCGAAACCAATAGGCGAGAAGCTGAAAGGAGAGCGTCATGAACCCTGGTCAAGGCGATAGCGTGTTTGATGTCGACGTCGATGCCACCGAGGAATTTGATCCGACGGTCGCAGAGGCGGAGAAACCAGAAAGAACTCCTGCCCAAAAGGCAGCGGTTGAGAAAATGCAGAAAGGCAGACGTGACGCTCTCGAGCGCCGCAAAGCTGAGAAGACTGGCCAGAGAAACACTGGCGATCAGATGGTGCACCCAGCCGGTACAGGGCACGAGGCACCGCATGATGAAAACACCGACCAAGCAGCGGCATCTGACTACACGGCCGATCTCGATAACGAGGTCACCGAGTGGATCAGGCCGTCAGACCTTGAAGCCCCGCCGGCCAGGCCGGGCATGGTTCAGCGTTGGATTCGGATACGTCTTGGAAACGTCCGAGACACCGCTCGCCTAAGAAAGGCAATGCGTGAGGGATGGCGACCAGTCAAGGCTTCGGCCATGGGTGGTCTTTCACTGCCGATCATCCAACACGACAGCCTGGGCGACGGAGATTATATCGGCGCAGAGGATTTGATCCTGATGGAAATGCCTGAACGTGTCGCTCAGCAACGCGAACGCTTCTACAAGCGCAAGCAAGCTCGGCAAACTGGCGCGGTCGAACGGCAAGTCAAGGGAGTGCATAGCGAGGACCATATCGGTTTCGGAAATATCCGATCGCAATCGCGCTCCAGGGTGAGAGTCGCCCAAGGTACAGCCAGGCAAGTAGAGGCAGCCGACGACGACTTTTGATCAATTAACCTCATGACGATATAGCGGAGGGCTTATCCGAATGAACGTGGACAGACCAAACGGTCTCTCCCCACATGTGCATGGAACTGGTGGAACGCCTCAGCGGCTGACCGCTTACGCCATTGCTGACCAGCACGCAAACGACATCTTTTCCGGTGATCCGGTGAAGACGACGGGTTCGGCAAGTGCGTTGAATGGTCGAGCTTTTATTGATGTATGCGGAGCAAGCGATCGCGCTGTAGGCGTGTTCGCAGGCGTACGTTACGTCGATAGCAATGGCGAACAACAGTTCCGGCCCAGATGGGTTGGAGGCACAGTAGTACAAGAGGACCCCCGCAGCCCGGTAGAGGCGCTGGTATACGACGATCCCGATATGAGATTCGTGATCCAAGTATCAGGCGCACTCGGACTAGCTGCAGTAGATGTCGGCCAAATAGGCGACTACCTAGTTGGTGCGGGGAATGCTTTCACAGGTCGTAGCGCCTTCGAACTTGACCGTAGTGGGTTGGGTGGAACAGGGCCACTGAAGATCTTGGGGCTTGCTGGCCCTGCGGTTAACAACGACTTTGGCGAGTTTGCTGACGCCCTGGTTCTCATAAATGACCATGAGAACAGGTCCGCAGTAACTGCGATCTAAAGGAGACGCAACATGGCTATGAATCGCGCTGACTTTAGGAAGCAGCTGCAGGAAGGGCTGAACACGGTGTTTGGCATGGAGTACGCACGCTACCCAGAAGAGTGGAAATATCTTTTCGCAATCGAACGGTCGGTCAAGGCCTTCGAGGAAGATGTTCTGCTCGCTGGCTTCGACGCAGCACCGGTCAAGCCTGAAGGGGAGGGTGTCGCGTACGACGAGGGGGCAGAGAGTTACGTTGCCCGATATACGCATGAGACGATTGCTCTTGCTTTCTCGATCACTGAGGAAGCCGAGGAAGATGGCTTGTACGGCTCTATCGGTAGCAAGTACGCTCGAGCACTCGCTCGTTCACTTCAACAGACCAAAGAAGTTAAGGGTGCTGACATCCTGAATAACGGCTTCGACGCTACCTTCCCAGGTGGCGACGGCGTGCCGCTGTTCAGTGCATCACATCCGCAGTTCGGCGGTGGCGTCCAGGCTAACACCCTGGCGGTCGCAGCTGATCTGTCCGAGGCTTCATTGGAGCAGGCAGCCATCGACATCTCTGAGTTTGATGACGACCGGGGAATCCCGATCGCTTGTCAGATCAGCAAGATGGCCGTTCCGACACAACTGCAATTCGTGGCAACGCGGATCCTGCAGTCGCCGTATCGGACTGGCACTGGCGATAACGACATCAATGCAATCAACACACTGGGAACTGTGCAAGACGGGTTCTGTGTAAATCACCGATTTACTGACCCCGATGCTTGGTTTCTTTTAACGGATTGCCCTGATGGGCTGAAGCATTTTGTGCGGAAGAACGTGCAGCGTGGAATCGAGGGCGACTTCGAGACCGGCAACCTGCGTTACAAAGCACGAGAGCGCTACAGCTACGGCTGGTCTGACTGGCGTGGTGCATACGGATCACCGGGAGGTGGCACCTAGCAAATCCGTGACAGTGGGGTCGGCAATGGTGCCGGCCCCATTTACGACAACTGACGCGGCTGCAATACGCCGCTGCCCCTAAGGAGGGCTGTCATGAGTAAACATACAATTTCACATGCGGACCAGATACTAGCTGGCGAAGGCGTTGCCTTTAATCTTGCCGATCCAGATTTCGGGATGGGTGATCTTGACAACAGCCTGCGAGGAATACGCATCGCGGTCATGGTCACCGAGGCTATTCAGGGAGGCTCAAGCGACGACGAAGCGACCTGCCTGAACCAGACACCAGCGGCTGGAACAGCGGACCAGGACCTGCTGATCAATGGCAATGACGCCGTCGATGGCGTCGGCATTAACCGTTTTTGCGGTCGTGTGTCGATCACAGCAGCTGGCAACGAATCGGCAAGAACTTTCACGATTCTTGGTCGTGATGCCAACGGCAGACCACAGGCCGAAGAAATCACTGGGCCGAACACGACCACGAGCGAAGGTGTTAAGCATTTCACCAAGATTGATCGCGTCATCGTCGATGCTGATACAGCCGGTGTCGTGTCTGTCGGTCAACAGGAAACTGGCCCTCGTGGGCTGAGAAGGAAAGCAACACCCACCTTCGCCAGCTTTACAACGGACAGGATGGAAACCCACCTTGCTGTCGAGGGCAGTACCGTCGTGATTACTGGCAGTTACGACAACGGCAACGACACCGCGCAAACGGCGACCAGTGTGGATCAGCGAGCGGACTATACGCCTGTTGCCTTAACTGAAGACATCGAGGTGACTTATCTGGCGGATCTCACCAAAGAGGGACTCGGCGAGAATTACACTGACTCGAGACAGCGCGTACCGTCAGCGATCTAATCACAGCGAATAGGAGGGCCACATCATGAGGCCAAGAGTATTAACAATCTCGCCCTACGCCGCTGCTGATCCCGACGCCGTTGCACAAGCACAGGACCAGCTACCGATAAACATCAATGGCGTCTTTGCCACGGGTGGCGTGGCGACCATGGACTTTCGCCGGCAGGTGGTGATCACTTCGGTGGCCGACGAAACGGGCACTGTGTTCCTGGTCGAGGGTACCGACGAGAAGGGTAATTTCCGCTCCGAGGCGGTGGTCGGTGCGAATGCCGGCGCCGCATCCACGGTGCAGGCCTTCACGACGGTGACAGCGGTCAGGGTCATCGACAACACTACCGCAGGAACGGTCTCGGTCGGTACGGGCGATATCGTCTCAAGCAACTGGCTGCCACTTGATTATCTGCGGACTGATTTCCAGGTAGCGCTGGGGATCGCCGTCGGTGGAGCGACAGCCGATCTCACGGTTGAACTGACCCTGTCCAACATTCTGGCGCGCCGGGGTAATGACCCGCAGCCGCAGGTTGGCTCGTGGCTCCGTAATGAGTTTGAAGTGTTCTTCCCGACGATCGACATCCACGATCACGACACGATGGTGAACGTGACCGCGGATGTGACAGGCAACCTGGCGTTTCCGGTGAGGGCAATCAGGCTCAAATCGAACGCAGTGCTGACCGGTGACGATGTGTCGCTCGAGGTTGTCCAAGCCTCGCACGGAGCTTAAGTCATGGCTCTCGGTGGCGGAGGCCTTGAAGAACTCACAAGCGGAGCCGTTGAGCAGGCGATTGATGATGCCATCAGCGCTGCTCTACTTACCGCTGGGCTGTTTCAATTCGGTCCATTGCAGCTGGATAACCCGGTCAATGCCGACTGGGCTGTCAATGCATTGGCGCCAGCTGCTGCCGACAATATCAACGCCGGCCTGACCGTAAGGCTGTTCGATGATACGACTGAGGAGGGCGTCGGTTTTGAGATGGTGGTTCCTTCCGGGGCAACCAATCTGATAATTGGCTTCCGCTCCAGGGCATCGGTAGCGCCGGCAGCCGCTCGTACTGTTGGACTCAATCTGTATCAGCGTGGAGTTCGGGACAATTTAGCCGTCGATTCGTGGAGTGCTGGAACGCAACTCACTGACATCGACATTCCGAATAACAATCTTTTCCAGGTGGACTCGCAGACCATCACCCTGGCGACACTGGGGGTCACGGCAGGAGAACTCACGCAGTTTGAACTGACCAGAATCAATCCTACAGGCGGTACCGAGCTTGTTGATGACTGGGCGTTGGTGAATCTCACGATTGAGTTCAGCTAATGTCTACTGACTTTCCAGGTGTCAATACTCCCCCAGCACAGGATGAGGTGATTGATCTGGGTACGTTGAGTCCGGCATTTAGTGGAGCGATGTCGATCACCTTCTGGATTCGTCTCAACCAGCGTGGTCCTGATAGGACGGCAATTGTTTGTAAGGGTGACACCATAGCTGATGCCGGTAAGGAATGGTCATTAGGATATGACGGCACCGGGCCAGCAGACATAGAGTTCGTATTAAACACCGGGGCTGGTGGTGTTCGTCAGACAGGCAATACCAGCATCGCGCAGCTTTTTCGCTGGCGATTCGTGGCAGCGACCTACGATGGTGCGAACAAAAGAATCTACATCGATGGAGCGCTGGATGCTACGACAGCGGAGACAGGCAATGTCGTGAGCAGCGCGAAAGCGACAAGCATTGCCGCTGTCAATGGGACTGCCAGCCCAGAGCAGGAGATCAATGCGCGTGTAGGCGACGTACGACTTTATGATCGTGCCCTGTCGGCCGCTGAGATCGAAACCATGTGGACGTTGCAGGGAGTCGATGCCATTGTCCATGGCTTGCTGCACAGGTGGCAACTCAGAGAGACTGGCTTTGGAGTTACAGCGTCCGGGGCTGGACTGACAAAAGATTCTGGCCCAGGTCAGGTCAATGGCACGGCGCTCAACGGCCCGATCGGCGCTGAAAGCGGACTGAGGTTATAGCCATGGCAAGCACAGGCTCATTTCTGTTTGACCCGAACCTCGCGGTGATCTGTGACGAGGCGGTCGAGCGCGCCGGCATGAACCTGCAGGAGATCACGGGCGAGCACATCATTTCGATCAGGCGATCGGCCGGCTTCCTGCTTTCATCCTGGTCGAACCGCGGACACCGGCAGTGGACGTTCGAACAAATTGAGCACACGGTCACGCCCGGTGAGGTGAGCTTTAATCTGCCGGTTGGCACCATCGAGGTGCAGACCGCAGTAGTGCGCAGGAACGGCGTCGACACCGAGATCTATCCGATCTCCAGAGAGGACTACCTGATCCTGCATGACAAGAACCTGATCGGGCGGCCGGACAGATACTTCGTGGATCGGCGCCGGGATACTGATATCGGCGTCAACAACGTCCAGGTGTTCTTCTGGCTGGCCGGCGAGAACGACACCGACATTCTGATCTTCAATGTCTACAAGCAGGTGCAGGATGTCGGCAACGCACAGAACACGCTCGATATTCCATTCAGATTCCAGGAGGCCTTCGTTGCCGAACTGGCTGCCAGGGTGGCAGTGAAATACAACGAGGCAAAGTGGGAGGCGCTCCAAATGATGGCTACCCAGGAATGGACGTTAGCCCACGATGAAGACAGGGATACGGCACCGCTTGTCGTGTCCGCGAACTACTCACGATTGCACGGGAGGCCATGATGGCACTGTCACGATCAATGAAGAATCTTATGCACGACGCCGCACAGGCGAGGCGTGGAGGTGGGAATCCCAATCCAACCGGAGGCGGTATGTCGGGCATGCTTGGTAAAGCGTTTCAGCAAGCCAGGAGCAGGGGTACGCGCTACAACCCTGGCCCGCCAGGTCCAGAAGCGCCGTCTGGTCCCCTTACCCGACCTCGAGGTGGAGTGGGGACGCCAGGTGCGGCACAGCGGAGTACAGCCCGCAGTTTTCTCGGCAAGCCAACGACGCCAGCTGCGCCAGGTCCAGTGCTGCGCCCCTCACCAGGCCGCACTCCAATGACTGGTGGTACCCGAGGTCCTCGAGGTCCGGTGAGGCCGGGTGGCCCCGGAGGTCCTGTGATGCCGAGAGGTGGAGTGATGGGTGGCCCGGCAGGTCGGCGAGGTATGGCTGGCACGGTTGCCGGCAAGCCAATGCCACGAGGGGGCACTGGGGGCGTAGTGGGTCCAACACGGCCCGGCGCTGGCACCTTCGGTTTTGCTGCGCGGGGCGGTGGTGGTACGCCGGCTCTGCAGGAGGCAACCGCAGCCGCCAGGTCGCAGACCATGAGACAAGCAGCGGCAAGAGGAGCAGCGCCCAGGCCAGCTGGTGGTGTACCTGGTGGCGTGGCGGGGGCAGCAGGCAGAGCGAGAGCGGCCGTACCAGCAGCGCTTGCTCAGCCACGAGGCCAGTCTGTCGCGTCACGGATTGGTGGCACGCAGGGACCGCCGGCACGTAGAGGCGGCATGGCTCGAGCTTTAGGTAGTGGTGGATCCAGGCGTCGGATGCTGAGGTGAACACGTGCCGAAGCGATACGCGAAGGGAAAATTTGCAGTAGGCGAATGCGCCAGGTCCGGCAGGAAAATGATGCTGAAGGACATGGTGTCCGATGGCTATTACCCGAGCTTGGTGGTGGATCCGGCCTGGTACGAAGGCAAGCACCCACAGGAATCATTGCCGGAGATTGAGGACCCGGTATCGCTGTGGAGGCCGGCGCCGGAGCGCGACCTGTCAGGCGCGACGTTCAGGATGCGACCAGGCGACACGCTGTTCATGGGGTTCGCGGTAAGGTGCATTGGAACTGAGGCGGTCGATGGACCGCCCATTGTGATTCCGCCTGCGGTTCATCAGTACGACCAGGACAGCACCTCTACTCCTGAACCAGATACCGGGACCGGATAACGATGCCAAACTTCGATCTCGATTACTTTGCCTCGCCTACAACATTCCAGCCATCCTTGCGAGCGGATATGACTGGGGCAGCGATTTTGTATGTGGGTGCAGCCAGGGTGCAGAATCTTTCCGCGCCTATTCTTTACGATCAGGGATTCACGGTCGAGTACGCGATTAAGCCGGTAGCCATTGGCGCACGAAGCGTGGCTGGGGGTGACTCTCGGATCGTGCCTGCCGTTCATTCGCATGTGAATACCTCTACCTCTATTTTTAATTTGGGCTTCGACAACTGGGCGAACCCTGGTGTAGCGACAGACCTGGTGCCTGCCTTCACAATTTTGCCTGATAACGATAATTACCAGGTGATCTCTGAGCGAGCTTCCATGCTGGGTGAAGCTCGTGGCACCAAGGTCATGGTCGTGGACGATACCTACCATCTCCTTGGAACGCTGAATGTTTCTGGTCTCTGCCAGATCTATGTCAATGGAGTGCTGGAAGGAACGGCTTCTCCGGACATCAACATGCCGGTTTTCCTTTCAACTTTGAACGAATTTTTAGGCAATGCAGGCAGAACACTGAGAAACGATTTCATCATCGGCACAAGGTTTCTCGATGGTGCGTATCGCGGTGCTGCGGCTACCGGCGAAGCGCACATCGACAATGTTCGGTTCTATAATTCGCACTTCAGTGCGGCCCAGGCAGCAGTCGCTGCTTCGGCGATTGCATTTACACCATGAGTATCTGACATGCCTTCATCGACATCATTTAGTTACGACGACCTGATCGCGGCCCTCAATGACTGGCTCGAGGAAAGCAGCGAGGAGTTCGTGGACAACCAGAGCACGATCGTCTCCATGGGCGAGAGTCGCCTGACAACGGACCTGAACTTTGAAATCTTCGACCGGGTGATCAGCGGCTCGTTGACGCCGGATCAATACGTGCAGGCGATCAAGCCATCGAACTGGCAGGGGACCAGGTCGCTGCATCTTCTGGGTGCCGGCGGTGCCGACGATGACTTTGCCGATGTCGTGCTGTTGTTGGATCTGGACGGTGTGGATGGCGCTACAGTTGCGACCGACGCATCTCCGCTCAATAACACGGTGAATTTCCAGGGAGCCATAGACTTAACGACTTCAGAATTCAAATTCGGCACAGCATCTCTCGATGCAACGACCGGCGATCCACTGGACTTTCTCGAAATTCCTCACGATCCTGCGTTCGTAACAGGTCAGCAGGATTGGACGATTGAGTTCTTTGTCAACGCGCAGAACCAGGTCGGTGGGCATGACTACATCAATCATGGTGATGGCGCGAGCGGGACCAGTAATTGGGAAGTCCTAAATGCCAACGGAGTTTTGCAGTTTGCTTACTCTGACAACGGTGGGGCCAGTTTCAATAATTTTCCGTTCTTTGGAGCGATGGCCGCGAATGGTGTCCAGTCACACGTTGCTATCACTCGTCTCGGAAATGATCTGTTCGCGCATATCGATGGCGTGAAGTCCGGAGCCACGGTTGATGTGACAGGGGATACGATTGGAGGTAGTGGTGTCGTAGCGATCAACATCGGCTCAAGAAATCAAAGTCCGGGAGCAAATATCGGAGATGCAGATGCGTTTATCGATGAGGTCCGCTTTACGGTCGGCACGGCTCGATACACGACCGCTGATTTCACGGCTCCGACCCAGGCATTTCCAGACTCTGCCTCGGGTGGGCCAAAGGTCTACCTGGAACGCAGGACCTACGAGTGGTGTCTTGACTTCGAACCTGACGAGTCTCTGACGGCTCAGCCGCAATACTACGCCGAGTTCACCGAGACCGAGTTCTTCCTGGTGCCGCCACCGGACATCGCCTATGGATTCGACCTGCGACAGATTCAAACGGCTGATGCCCTGTCGCCTGCAAACCAGAACACCTGGCTTGGTGACAATGCCGGCGACCTGCTCTTGTACGCTTGCCTGCTTGCCTCTGACGAGTTCCTGATCTCCGACCCTGCGGACATTGATACATGGCGGCAGAGCTACTCTGAATTGATGCCGGCCCGCAAGATCGAACTTCGGCGACAGTGGCGTGGCGATTATGATCCGGTCAAGTCTGCGGCCACGACAGTGAGCATGGCAGGATGAGCATTCAAACCGGCACAGCGTTCCAGTTCCTTAACGATCAATGCATCGATGGCAACCATGATGTGCGGAACGATGTGCTGTTCTTCGCCATGTACTCGACGCTGGCGGATATCGATCCGGTAACCGTCGATGACCAGGCATCGATCACTGGCGAGCTTGTCGGTACCGGGTATACGGCCGGCGGCGAGCAACTAACACAGACGATCATCTACACTTCAGGAGAACCCGAGCGGCCGGCAATCGATTTCGCTGACCTGGTCTTCGGGCCAGGGGCTACCTGGGGAATTGTCAACGAGGCCGCGCAGGGCGCCGTCATCTATAACACTACAGCAGGACCACAGCAGAATAAGGTCATGTGGGTCATCAATTTCGGATCGCCCATCGCTGTGAACAATGGCTCATTCTTTGTGCGTTGGCCGGACCCGACTGACCCGACTCTCGCCGTCATAAGGACATCAGGTTAATGGACGAATTCACAGCATTACTACGGCTCGTACTTCAGGAGACTGGCGGCAACCAGAATGTCTGGGGCTTCATCAATAATGCGAGCGCCATCGATCTGATCGAGGACGCGATTGCTGCTCGCACGGATCTCGATGTCACGCCGGCCACAAACCCGGTAATTCTTCAAGCAGACAACGGCGCTATTGATCAGGCGAGGAACGCGATCATTGCGCTTACCGGCGCTCCTGGCGAAGACAAAGAGATCCAGGTGCCGAGTACTTCCAAGCTCTACATCATATCGAACGAGACCGCCTTTGTGATGACGATCAAAACCGTCGCCAATGCCGGCCTGGACGTAAGGGCTGGGACCAGGGTAGCGGTGATGGTGGACGAGGTTGCCGATGATGTTTTCGAGATTGGCTTCGTTCCCTCAGCAACAGAGGACGAGGCCGGCATCCTCGAGGTTGCCACGCAGGTCGAGACCGATGCTGGCGTACTAGATGACAAGATCATCACGCCACTGAAGCTCAACGACCGCCAGGCAACAGAAGACTTGACCGGCATCATTGAGATCGCAAATACAGCCGAAGCGAATTTAGACGTTGCGACCGATGATGAGCGAGCGATCACGCCAGTCAAGCTTGACGGCCGGACAGCGACAGAGGACCGCCGCGGTGTCGTCGAACTGGCTACCCAGGCCGAGGTCGATGCCGGCACTGATACGGAACGCGCAGTCACGCCGGCCACCCTGGCAGCCGCGCCGATTACTGTCTTGGAAGGATGCAAGGTTTTCAAGTCTGCGGCTCTTTGTTTTCCAAGAAACGATTTACCTGATATCGGTCAGTCACCTCCTCCAGGCCCAGGTGATGGTTCCGGTTCTGGTAATGCTGTTGGAGAAGTAGCTGTCGATTTTAATATGGAAGTCTTCGACACCAACAATTACCACGACAATTCGGTGAACAATACTCGCTTCACCATTCCTTCTTCAGGGGTCAGTGCTGTCGAGTTCATCATCGGCTACAGGATGGATGATGAAGTGAGCAACGCTCAAGCAGGTCTTGGCCATGTTCGTCTGCGCAAAAACGGCGTCGTCAATGGTGCTGTCGATTCTGTATTCGTCGTGACGCACAACAGGAGCGATCCAGGATGGATACCGTGGGACTCAGGCGCGCAAGGTGGTGGTACTCAACAGTCTGGTAATGCGTCAGGTCAGGCCGGGATGCAGGGATGGTATTCCGGATCGATCTTTGTCGATGGCGATGATTTCATAGAGATCATGGTGCTGGCGCAGGCAGGTTTTCGAGATATACCACCGAACGGAATCTGGGCAGAAATGAGGGTGCTGGGATGAGCAGGAGAAAAGTTGTACTACCGGTAGGCGCAAAGAGAGATGCCTTTAATTGGTTCATTGGCAATTTCAGCGGATACCATGAATTCGAGCCAACGACTAACGAGTTTGGGGTGCTGGATACTTTTATCGATCAGCCGACAATGGATCAGAAGCTCGTGGATTTCGTGGCAGATCAAGCGAACATCGAGCAGCAATATAGCGATTTTTTTGACGATTTCATCGATGAGGAATTCAGGGAAAGAGACGTCGATAACAATGCTGGCATCCAGTCCATGATCAAAGTCATGGTCGACGAGCTAAACGCTGTACGTCAGAACGCCGGACTTCCTGATCTGAATCTTGGCCTGGTAACCGCAGCCGTCAGAAGCAACGCCAAGAAGCCTTAATGAGCCGACTGCCTGACATTCCGCTCGAGCTTCTCCCCGGTATCATGACCGAGGAGACCGATGCCGGTGCTGTAGGTCGATTCAAGGACGGCAACAAGATTCGATTTCGCAAGCGCTTGCCGCAGAAGCTCGGCGGTTGGATACTCAATTCGCTGGGCACTGAGGTCGACGGCATCAGCGAGGATCTAAGTCAGCAGCGCACCGCGAACGCCGGCTACTCCGCCGGGGCATCGACGATCGTTCTTGATACCGCGGTGACTTGCCTCGATCTGGACCCGGTCTGGCTGTTCGATGATTCCTTGGTCGGTGGTCTTGGCGGCCGTACCATCGATGATCCGACCGCGCTCGAGGATGAGCATGTGTTCGACCTGGATTCTGCGGTCACGGCCACAGCCGGCGATGCCTTCATCATCAGTTACCCGGAAGAGTTTGGCGGCGGCGGCGATGTGATCGTTGGCGGCGTCACAGATTCTGAACAGATCCAGGTCTCGCCCGCGGTGACGAGTTACCTGCGCGGAGGAAGCATCGTTCGATTGCTGACAGATTCCGGTGAGCAGATCAATTTTCTCGGTGCCAATCATCAAACGGGGGCGACGGTTCTGACGCTGAGGGATCCGCTGATCGATAACATCCAGGCCGGCACGCCGAACGTATTCATCTATGCCGCTGAGTCTTTCATCAGGAACGACACCCAGAGCTACGTCGTGCGGTTTTTGAATCTCGACATCGCGGCTGACACCGAGGTCATGCTCACGCAGTCGCTGCCTGAAGATGCCGACGGTCTCGATATCGACATCCGGCCATTCCAGTTGACTGGCTGTGACAACGACCAGACCAACGTCACCTCGCTTGATATTTTGCCGGTCACGGACTTTGCCATCGCGGCTCCGGCGGCATTCCCTGATGGCCTGGTTATCCTGCCGGCCCAGAATATAGTGCAGACCTGCTACCTCGGGGTAGCCAGGGCGCTGTGGGATTGGTCCAGCCTGGACAGCCAGAAGTGGCTGGCGATTGGCACCAATCTGAAGCTCTACCTAGTCAACAACAGCGAACTGTTCGACATCACTCCGTTCGCTCAAGAAGGCACCCTGATCGATCCATTCGATACCGACATCACCGGGGCGTTCGATCCAGATGGTGGCGATGATCCTACCTTTGTGCAGGTCACAGACACGGCCCACGGGGTTGGGGTCGGTAACTTTGTGCATTTCCAGAATGCGGATCCTGTCGGTGGAATTACTATCGATGGCGAGTATCGAGTCGAGTTCATCGTCGATGATGACATGTACATCATTCGCCACCAGGTGCCGCCGACATCGACAGATTCTGGCGGAGGCACTGTCGACTTTCAGTATGAGATCGGGGTCGGCTTGGAAAACACCACGACGCTCCTGGGCTACGGTACCGGCGCCTATGGCTTCGGCAAATATGGCATTGGCAGTTTTGTAGCTGGCGCCGGAGTCTTAGGCAATCTCAGGACCTGGTCGCTGGATAATTTCGGCGAGGACCTGCTCGCATCGCCGAACGGCCGGTCGCTGTATCACTGGGACCGCAGCAATGGACCGAACGTAAGGGCGGTGCTGGTTCCCACGGCACCGAACACCATCGAGCGTATGCTGATCTCACCGACAGCCAGACATGTGATTGCCTTCGGTGCCGGCACAGGATCAGCTGCATCGCCTGGCGATCCGGATCCACTGTTGATCAGGTGGGCAAGCTCGGAAGACTTCACCGACTGGACTCCGTTGTCCACGAACACGGCCGGCGATCTCCGGCTTGATGTGGGATCTGAGATCATTACCGCGGTCGAATCGCGTGGCGACATCCTGACGATGACCGACCAGTCACTGCATGCGCTGGCGTTCATCTCAGGCGAGTTTGTTTTCTCGCTGCGTCACCTGGGACAGTCAGTCACGATCATCGGGCCAAACGCTGCGATCGATGTGAACGGCATCATGTACTTCATGGGCGAGGACGATTTCCTGATATACGACGGCGTGCTCCGGGTCATGGAGTGCGAGGTCCGCAATACCGTCTTCGATGACATCAACCTGGAGCAGGGGCGGAAGTCCTACGCATCTGTGAACAAGCTATTCACGGAAGTCTGGTGGGTGTATTCAGCAGAGGGTGCGCAGGCCAATGATCGATACGTCAAGTTCAACTACTACGACAAGGTCTGGGATTACGGCACGATCGAGCGCAGCGCTTTCCACGATAGCTCGGCATTGTTTAATCAGAAGCCATACGGCAGCTTTGACGGCAAGATTTTCATACACGAGACCGGCGTCGACGAGGCCGATCCGGAAAACAATATCACGCCGATGCTGTCGTTTATCGACACCTACGACATGGCTGTCGACGACGGCACCTACCACGCGGTCGTGCGCAAGATGATTCCCGATTTCAAGAGGCTTGTTGGTTCGATCGATCTGTCGCTGACGGCCAAGGCCTATCCATCCAGCGGTGGTGTCGAGGTAGTCAGTAAAGGTCCGTTTACCGTGGACTCGACGACGCCGTTCGTTAACCCGCGGATCAAGGGCCGGCAGATATCGTTCCGGATCCAGTCCGATGCACTCGGTGACGATTGGCGCATGGGCACGTGGAAGGCACAATTCAAGCGGAAGGGGAGGCGCGGCAACTGATGACTGCTCCCTTTACCAATATCCAGTTTGAGCCGGACTACGATGTCTACAAGATGCGCGCCCTGGTCGACGATCTCCAGCGTCAGTTTGGTGCGACGGGCGCTACACTCATAGAGCTTCTTGCTACTGAACACAACGACCTGCCTGGCCGTAGCGCACCAGACGCACATCCGATCAGCGCGATCACCGGACTGACGGCTGCGCTTACCGCGATCGGTATAACCCTGGCTGATCATGAAACTAGGATTGCCGTCCTCGAGGGTCAGGACGAGTCCGATTCCTTCCTCGAGTGGGCGATGTAATGCCGTATGTTGGAGCGTCACTTGCAGACGGCCAGCTTCCGGACACGGTGGGCACGCTATTCACCGCGACGGTATCTACGATCATCCGGTCGTTCGATGTTTATAATGACGGCGCGTCACAGCAAAATGTCATCGCCTACATTCTTCGGGATGGGTCGACGACGCGGAAGGTCGGGAGGGCTGAGCTTAAGCAGAATGAATTTGCCGAGGTGCTATCCGATGCCAAGGTCTGGGTACTGTCACCGAATGACTCCATCCAGGCCGAGACCGATACGGCAGGCCAGGTCGATTTCACGATCACCGGGGCGGAGTTAGCATGAAGGTATTTACATCTGAGGGGATCGAGAAACAAGAGAATGCCGATGTCCTGGTCGAACTGGAGGGCATACAGACAGGCTTGCGAAGCATCACCAATGAGCAACAGGAGGCAACGCGAGAACTCAAGATTACGAATCTGCATCTTGGGCTACTGACAGACCAACACATTGAGGAGCCACCATAATGGGACTTGAAATTGAAAGTGCAGCCGATGGCAACAAGCTGCTTATAAACGATCAGGGTAGGGCGCTCGTTGACTCGCAAACCCGTAAACGAAGTTTTTACGTGTCGCGAGATGACGCACGAGTTTTCAACACGATCTTTGAGGATGCCAATGCGGTAGCCGGAGAGTTTGTGGCGTATTTCAGGAATACCTCACAGAGCAGAAACTTCATCGTTGAACTCGCTCGTCTTGGAGGTGCTAACGCAGCAACCTGGAAAATACACAAGGTCAGCGGTGCCACTCCAGTATCTGATGGTGGTGCCGTGCTGCCGGTCAATCTGAACTTCGGTTCAGGCATCCTGGCAGAAACTGAAGCCTTGCAGGAAAACGTGACCGGAATAAACTCGGAAGGCGAAACTGCGATAGCCGGTCATGGAGCCGGTCAGGGAGTGCTTGTCGTCTTAGATGACGCAGTAATCTTGCCACCTGATACCGCAATCGCTTTCCAGTATGAGGTCGGCACAACGGGTGTAGCGAATGTCGGAATGCGGGGCTATTACGAGGATCTGTAATTGATTAAAGCCAAGATAATTGGCTCCGGCCCGGAGCGTACCGAGGTCGATGTTGAAAAATCGGGCGCGATGAGCGTCGTCGAACGGCCGTTCCCGCCGTTCGGCGTGATGCAGAACGTGCGTCCGTTTCGGCAGTTCCTGACAGACGATGGAACGGCGACGGGATCAGAGGATATGCTGGTAGACGGCAGCGTCACGCCAGTCGATTTTTTTGTGGAAGCGCCACAGGACGCAGATCTCTATATCACCAGGCTGTCGTTCATCGTGGTCGATCAGAATATGGCGCTGAATACCTTCGGCAACATTGCTGCATTGACTAACGGCGTGCGGCTCTTCTACACCGATGAGTTAGGCGAGGTCGATATCGCGGAGTCATTGCAAACGAATTTCGACATTGTTCGGCTGTGTTCAGGCCTGCCGTCTTTTGGAGATGGCACCACTGCCTTCATCGCCAACAATGTAGATTTTATTTCAGAGGGTATTATTCCCGTCTTGGATCTCAAGGACACTTTCGGATTCAGGTGGGGGTTGGAGTTTCGAAACGGATCGACGCAGAAATTGGTTCTGCGAATACGGGATGACATCACTGGCATCGATGCGATGGATGTCATTATCTACGGCTTCCTAAGACTGGAAGACCAGTAACTGCAAGGGTTGTACGGAGTATCACCATGGAAAAGAGCGAACAACAGGAGCAGGCACGAAAGCTGCTCATTCGGAGAGCGGTCGCGTATGACGTCGTCAATCTCACTAAGATGCTTATCCAGGCTCGAAGCGAGCACAGTGAGCATGTCTATTATCCGAGCGTGCCGGAGGGCGAGCTTGGCAGGCAGATGGTTTCCGATCATGTCAGAAACATGACAAAGACCGGAGTCGTCTACGTTGCTGATCTCGATGGACGGTTGCTCGGCGCTATTGGAATGCACGTGACCCAGATGGCGGAGTGGAGTTTTGACTTCGGTTTGATGAATGAATGGTTCTATGTATTGCCGCAGTTTCGTGATTCGGATATCGCGATCATGTTGCTGAAGGCTACCCAGGAATGGGCTGATGCGGATATCAATCCATGGAACAACAAGGCCAAGCCCAGAATGCCGATGGTTCTCGGCATGATGAGCGGCCAGCAGACCGGTCTCAAGAACAAACTAAT